GATATCATTCCTTCCATGCCCCATCAAATTGGTATACCTCTGCCGGGCATCCTCTACTTGCATTCTTAATAAACTTGTCATAGTACCAACCTTTTTCGGCCAGCAACACAGACTTACAGATCTGCATTGCCGAAATGTTTTTAATCTTTTATTTCCAGAGAATCCACCCCCGATTTCATAAATTCCATTATTTCTTTATCCGTGAAATCTAGCATCTTAGAATAATAAACCGCTAACTGAATCATTGAATAACAAAACTCTATGTTATTTAATTCATATTTGCGCATAACTTTTTCTAAATCCTTAAATATTTTGTCTCGATATTCACAATTACACGGCACAGGTATTTTATTTTCTTCCATTTTATTCCCCTTAATCTTGCATTCGTTTTTCGTAAAAATCCCAACTTTTTTCCATAGATTCAAGCCATTCTTTTTTATCAATTTTAAGCGTCAATCCGCTAATGATTAATAAACATATCATTGCGCTTACTGCAACTGTCATATCATATTTTTTTAATGCTAACGCCACATCTTTACACGCTTGTGTAATTTCTTTTTCTATTTCAGTCATACAAAACTATTTCCGTGTATTCATAATGTTTTTTCTGGTATCAATCAACCGTCCTTGTCTTGAGAGGGGAAAGCCTGGTTGCAATCCCCTTTCTTTTCTATTCTCCCCGGCACTCATTGCAGTAACCTTCATCGTTAAGCTGGCAATCCTCTTTAAACCCTTCATGGCCACAATTCGAACAGTTATACCACGTTTCCAGCTTGTTTCCATTCATCATGGCTGCTTGGTAATCATTGTTAGTTAGAAACACACATCCACTATTTCTGTTAAACATCGCCGTAACTTGATCATTGTAAAAATCTTCCGGCAAGCCTTTTTCGTGCCATGCCCTCAGCAGGCGTATCAATTCTTCTCTCTCCGAATATCCAAAGTCAGCTAAGTTTGTTGTTGTTATTTCTTGCGTTCTCATTTGTTGCCCTTTTTGTTTATGTTTTATTGCTCGTAATCGTATTTAATTGGTCGCCCTTTCCATAATTCTATTCCAGCGATTAACAGGCGATCCATTTTCCTTAGATCTTTTTTGCGGTACTCCTCTACCAAATCCCTAAGCTTCTCGCTAAAACTCTGTTCCATCTCTTTTTGCATGAAATCGGTCAAATCTTGGTATGTTATCGGCGTGCCGTCTTTCATCGCTAAAGCCTTCTCCCCCCAGATCCCTACAATGTACTCGTATAAATCCTTGGCACTCAATTCTTCCGCAAACTTAGCTACAAATTGCTGCCGTATGTACTTCTCTTTTTCCTTGTTCATATATGCTCTCCTCTTGATAATGGTTTTCTATGAAATTTTGTATGTCTTGGTATGTAACCCTATCGCCATTCTCCATTTCAAATGATCCGCCCAAATATATTACGGCTTCATACAATTCTTTATCTGTTAACTCCCCGGCATAGTCACCTATAAACTTCTCCCGGATATGCCTTTCTTTTTCTTTATTCATTGTTTTAGCTCCTCAATTTCGGTTATGATTGTTTCGCACCAATTCCACTTAGGCACGTCAGCTGAACTAATATCCTGCGCCAGCTCCTGAGCTTCCTCTTCACTGGTGGCCTCGATATCCATACAAAAACCTATTAGTTCTGAAAAATATACTCTGTATTTAGTCATTCTTTCACCTTATACCCTTCTTTTGTTTGTTGCAGTGTCGGCATGTCATATAACTCTATTTGCGAGTCTTTTAACTCATCAAAATCTTGTATCTCGTAGCTCTCTGTTTCTTCGAGTGTGTCAAAAGGATCAATACTATGCGCTATTTGATATGCTTGATCTTCTGTATCGGCCTCTATTAAACACTCGCAGTATGTCTTTGCCACTAGTCTAACGTAATATGTTGTCATTGCGCCCTCCTTAACTAAAAAATCGGTATATTGTGTTTATATCAACCAACATCGCCATGTATATACACAGTCGGGCTTTGTCTGTCACGTGCCCTTGCATTGACGGGTATATGTGCTTGTACTTTTTCATTGATTCACCATCTCACTTGTGCTGTATCTAAAACTGCTGATACAAAACTATTTAACCCACCATCATAATACTTGTTAATTACTCTTCTCAATTGTGCATATGTTAGCTCCTCTATTTCTTCTCTGTCTCCTTCTTCCTCGAAACAGTCTAATAACCATTGCCTCATCTCATCTTTTAATATTGTATCTACTGCTTGATCGCTCATTGCTTCACCATGGGGTTATATTTGCTTGTTTACATAGGTATTCATATCTTTGATCTATAAATGAATCATTCCATCTACCTATTAACTCTATTGATTCATTAACAGCTTGATTCCAAATATGTTCTCTGTTCTTTTGTTGGCCATATGCTATTTGCTCTTTTGTGGCTTCATACTCTAAAAAATCGATTAAATCTTTCATTATTCACCTAATTATAAACTGATTTGATTCTTTTTCTTTTACCGTCTATTACCTGCCACACATTGCCACGCCATAAATTGATACGCATAGCCCAAAATGCGTCATCATATTCTCTTTTGAATCTCTTGCCTGACCTATCTATGCCAGTAACTATATATGTTGCCATGTCTCTAACCCTCTTTTTTGGCTTGTTTACTTACTTCCCTCGCTTATCATGGCCTGCTACGATCTAGCCTGATTTAACAGGACAACTAGAGAGTCTAGCCACGGTTTTGCGAGTTTACACACTACTTTGTCTTTCGTGTTGTAACATGCTCAATAACATAGCACACAACATACATAAATTGCAACAAGGAAAATTAGTCTTGCTTATTAAATAGCTCTCTTGGTATTGCTAGGATTGAGATTAAAATTAATCCTTTACACACAGGAGGGGCACTATGAAAGGCAGAAAATTGAGCCACAAAGAAAAAATCGCTAAAATCGCCGCACACAAAACCTATCGACAGGCTATCTTCAAGGAACTATGCGCGCACGTAGCTAAAGGTTATTCGGCAGATTGCTTTCCAAAACTCAGTATCGTAAGTATCAGAAATTACCTTAAGATATATCCTGAGGAGTTTTTACAAGATGAGTTAGACGAAGCAATGAGAGAGGGAAAGGTCTTCTGGGAGGATATAGGGGCACGTCAGGCTAACGGGTTGTGCCTAGGTAACTCTAGAACGTGGTATTACAACATGGCTAATCGATTCGGCTGGCGTGAGAAGTTAGACATTGAAGCTGAACACAAAGGCACGGTTGCGGTTAACATTGTCTCTTACGCTTCATCGAATGGCTCTAAGAGTGATTCTGAATAGGTTAGTACCGTAATGGATATTATGAATACAGTGTAATACCATGATTTAGCAGCTTGATAGATCGATTGCTAGATTTAGATTGATGATAATTAAAACTTGAATTTGTCTATACCACAGAGGGGCTTGCCCCCTATACGGTGTGAATATAGATTGATAGACCCTTGCTGAAAATTTTTCCAAAAATAGGAGTTTTTTCTTTTTTTTTCAGTGAGGGTTTTTTTTGTATATCGGAGTGTCGCTGCTGGTTTTACATTGCGGCAATTTGGTGTGCCCTGTTGTGCCGGGGTATGATTCTGCCGAGTGTGTAGTGCCTGTGCTGACTTACCTAAGTTCCTGATACAGAGTGACTTAAGCTTGCTGATAATTTTGTGGTGCGAAAATTCTGTAATACCTTGTACCATGGAAATAGCTACTAACATGTTGATACTGAGGTGTTTATGAGGTGTTATAGAGGGTGTGTTAATCGAAGGAAGAATGTATGGGAGAGATGTGCCGCTTGTTTAAAGGAAGAATCTGTGCGGCAGAAGATGAGAGAGTACTGGTTATTACGGAGATGGTTAGACAATGAATTTGCTAGGAAGGTGAGTAAAGACTAAGGTACTGATATGGTTTTTTCGACGAGCTTTGACGAGGAGATATTGTATTAGTTTTAGTTCCGAAAAACCTAACGACGTGCCTCTTCCTAGGCCATTTTTGATTAAGGCACCTTGCTGCTCCCGCTCGCTAATCGCTCACTGCGCAGGGCGCTGATTTTGATTGTGTTTGCCTGACGGCGCCCTTTCGCTCGAGTACTGATCCCCTCTCGCTCAGGGTAACAATTTAAAAATATCTTGTCAAGTAAAATCTTCACATGCTAAAAAAATATATTTCTTTTCTTGTAAATTTTTTTGTTGAATAGTTTTGCAGAAACCTTTATTTAGAGGATGAAACGCAAGATTTTTCAAACTTTGTTTTTCTTTTGTGTTTCTTTTTTAAACTTTGGAGAACTTATGAAATTTGAGTTTGAGATCTTTGATTCTGATATTGAGGATCGAAAAAAGATCATCGAGATGAAAGAAGAGATCCGAAAAAGGATTGACGAATTGAGTGATTTTGGCAAGAACACGATGGGCCGGGGACTGGTGGCATTGAGGGAGAGGTTGGAGTACTGCGAGAATGAGTGGCTGCAGTGTCAGAGGGATAAGGCTATGAACCGGCTGAGCGAGGTACTTAACGTGGACAGGGCATCATTAAAAGAGAAATACTGGCGAGAAGATGACTAGGTGGCGGGGGGAGGCAGAGACGATTACCTTTGAGGTGGTGCGGTGTAGTGCGGAGAGATATTCTAGTATAGTTGAAGAGATAAAGCTGACTATGAGGAGGATATACGATGAAAAAGAAAGCGAAGGCGGTAGTGAGGAGTCTGAACAGGTATCCTTGGTACGAGTTGGTGGAGGAGTTTGAGTGGGATGATGGGGATGATAAAAAGGGTATGCTTCAGGTTAACCGTTCTGTGGATGAATTGGGGAGCTTTCGTGGTGGGGTTTCTAAAGAGAATGACAGGATAGAGGGGGAATGGGAATGAGGATTGGATTAATGAGTATCGTATTTTTGGTGTTATTGGTGCTTAAATTGTGTGGTCTGGCGGCTATTAGTTGGTTTGTAGTTTTTTTGCCTTTATTAATTACAGCATTTTTTTGGATATTAATTACTATTATTTTTATTACTATGGTAATTTTCGGTTGTATTAAGGAGTATAAGAGCTAATGACATACAAGCAGATAAAAATCACAAGAAATTTTGTTGAGGCGGCATTGAGTCCGTGTCCTTGGTGCCGAAAAACGCCTGATTTGTCTATGCCGCTAGATCAAGTTGGTGCCGGGGAAGATAAGACATGGATTTGGAAGATAAGGTGTGCTTGTAGGGTTGAATCGGAGGCAAAAGTTTCTATTAGGAACACCAGTAAGTGTATTTTGGACAGGTTTTTGGAAAAAGTTGATGAATTGTTTAACAAATGGAATGAAAATAATCCAATAAAAGCTTATGAAAAGAAGGTTTTGGACTTAAACATGGTGCCTAATTTAAACAGGAGAAATATATGATAAAGTTTGTACAGAAATGGATAAGAGAGATCAGAGAAGGCAATGAAATAGTCGAGGAAGGCACGGCAGAGAAGTGGACCAAGTGTGAAGATGGCCTGCCGAGCAGTGATAGAAAGGTTCAGGTTATAGTCTTTGCCCCTAGGGATTACGAAGATACTGGGATGAAACTTTGTTTTGCACAGTTTAATCCGCATGTAGGCTGGAAAATGCCAAATTCGGGAGTGGTTGTAGCTTGGCGGGACTTGGATCAACAGTATAGAGATATTGTTAATGACATGAATTTTATAAAAAGCATTACAAATAAATAGGATTAAATATTATGCAAATTCACGTGATGGGCGAGCCGGAAGAGGACGCAGTGAAGCAGATGGAAGAAATAGCGAAGTATGGCCCGGTGCACTGCGCATTAATGGCAGACCATCATCTGGGTTATAGTGTCCCTGTTGGGGGTGTGGTAGCCTTTGATGGGGGCATTTGTGTCAATGGTGTGGGGTTTGATATTGCATGCGGAAACAAGGCAGTGCGACTGGACTGTGATGCCGAGGAAGTCAAGAAAGGCATATACCGAACAATGAACGAAGTAAGGAAACATATAAGCTTCGGAGTGGGGAGAAAGAACGATGAAAAGGTGGATTCAGATGTATTTGCTGACCCATTATTTGGCGATATACCACTCCTTGGAGGACTCAAACAGAAAGCTATGGATCAGCTTGGTACGGTTGGAAGTGGAAACCATTATGTGGATATTTTTCTGGACGAGCTTAATCGCGTTTGGGTTGGGGTTCATTTTGGGAGCAGGGGTTTTGGCCATAGTATTTGCAAATATTTTATAGAGAAGGGTGGGGGGAAGGATGGAGTGCACGCGGCGCCGGTTATTTTTGATGAGGCTAGCGACCTTGGACAGCAATATCTTAAGTGCATGGAACTCGCTGGTAGATATGCTTATGCGGGAAGAGACTGGGTTTGTTCGAGGGTTGCAAAGATATTACGTGGAAATGTCGTCGAAGAAGTACATAACCACCATAATTTTGCCTGGAAAGAGCGGCATTTTGATCGAGACTTATGGGTTGTCAGAAAAGGAGCTACACCAGCTTTCCCAGGTCAGAAAGGATTTGTCGGAGGCTCTATGGGAGATATTTCAGTTATCTTGGAAGGCGTCGAATCCGCCCAATCACAAAAATTGCTATACTCTACAGTACATGGAGCAGGCCGTGCGATGGGAAGAATGCAAGCGAAAGGCAAAAGAGATCGTCGGGGGAATGTCATACGAGAGGGATTGGTCTTACAGGATGCACACGAGGAATACATTAAAAAGATGGGAGTCGAAGTGCGTGGGGGCGATCTCGACGAATCACCTCTGGCCTATAAGCGCATTGAAAAAATACTGGAATACCATAAAGATACAATAAAGATATTACATACATTGCGGCCTATAGGGGTTTGCATGGCAGACGGAAGAGAATTTGATCCATATAAAGATTAGGAGGTACTATGTCAATGTGTGAATACGATAGAGAGTTGCTGAGAGACATTAAGAGTTTATTAGAAGAGATCCTCAGAGTATTAGAGGGAGACTAATGGAAAAGAGCAATGGTTTAGTATATGTAGGCAAGATTATTTCTTTAGATCAAATACCGGAGGCAGACCAGATTGTCAGTGCTACGGTGGTCTGCGGCCAGGGGGGTAAATGGCGAGGTATAGTTCGTAAGTCAGAATATTCTTTGGGTGATTTGTGTGAGGTTTTTTTGCCTGATGCATTGGTGCCGGAGGATGACGTACGCATGGGATTCATGAAGGCGAGCGGCTGGCGTGTTAAGATGCGTAGGTTCCGTGGTGCGCCTAGTGAAGTGGTTATTATGCCCATTCTCTGGAAATATAATAACTACCCTATTGGCTATGATCTTACTGGTGAAAGGTTCGTAACAAAGTATCATAAACCTATACCTATCAATCTTTTGGGTGTGGCAAAGGGCGATTTTCCTAGTTTTATCCCGAAGACAGATGAGTTGAATTATCAAAAATATCCCGAATTGGTAGATCAGTTGGTAGGAAATCCGTACTATATTACTGAGAAAGCCGATGGGTCAAGTTCAACCGCATACAGGTATAAAGGCATATTCGGAGTTTGCAGCAGGAATTATGAAATTGAAAAGAATGAAAAGAATGGATACTGGAAGGTGGCGATAAAATACGGATTAGAGGAGAAGCTTCCGGAAGGTATCGCTCTGCAATGGGAGACATGTGGACCTAAGATACAAGGCAATCCGATGGGTTTCAAGGATATCGATGGTTTGGCATTTAGTGCATATAATATTGTTGAACAAAGATATTTAACGATGATGGAATTTGTTGGTCTATGCATCGATTTGGAGATACCTGTATGCAGAGTCTTTAAGATTGGAAGATCATTTAGCAGAGAAGGAATTGAATTGCTAGGTGAAGGAAAATATGTTAATGGAAAGGAAAGAGAAGGTGTAGTGGTTCGTTCGCAGGAAAACTTTGGAAATAAGCCTATAAGTTTCAAGGTGATAAATTTAGGGTATGAGCGATGATTTGGAAAAGTAAGTACATGCCTAATTATATTTTTCTGGACGATGAGTGGGAGCGGCTGCCGGATCACAAGATCTTTAAGCCGATACTGAAATACCGTGTTTGGAGGGCCAAGGACGGTGAGGAAATTAATTGGACAAAACATTCACAAGTGATGAAGGGGTTTGAATATGGGGATGCAGCCTATTGGTCGAGGTTTGGTGGTGCAAATCAAGCCGCCAGAGAGAAAAGGAATGCTCTTGCTGCCGCGGATGGACGACGAGCCGATGAGAGCGCAGGTCAAGGGAGTGGGGGAGAAGGTAGAGGCGCCGATCAAGGTGGGTGACTTTGTGTTGCTGGCGTCGTATGCAGGGTGCAAGATAAAAGGCGGCAGTGACGAGGAGCCTTATTTTCTTGTGGCAGAGAAAGAGATCCTTGGCATATTGAGAGATGATTAGTGCCGATATATGATTACAAGTGCCCTAACTGCGGCGTGGTAGTGGAATTGATGCACAAGGCGAAGGAAAAGTTTGTAAGGATTTGCGGCGAGTGTATGATGGATGGCAAGAACGCAATGATGGTCAAGCAACTATCGAAGCCGGCAGTGCATTTTAGCGGGACTGGCTTCTATGAAACTGATTATAAAGGGAAGTAATGAGCAAGTCATACAGAGAGCCTTACTATGGAAATGCAGATGGGGCTAAGAAATGGAAGAAGGAAGCAAACAGGCGAATAAGACGAGATAAAGAGATGGAATTGGTGGATGGTAATCACTTTAAGAAGCAAAATGAAGTCTGGACCTCACCGATGGAACACAAGGGTGGGTACTGGGATGTGCCGAAGTTGAGGAGAAAATGAGGGTAACAGCGATTAGTGACGTGCATGGCGATAGGCCGAAGTTAAAGGGTGGCGATCTGCTCATTTTTGCCGGCGACATGACATCAAGGGATAAACCTTCGCAGTATGATGATTTCTTGTTATGGATGGAAAAGCAAGATTACAAAAAAAAGGTAATGATAGCGGGGAATCATGATAACTTATTTCAGACTGCGGCATCTTCATTTTTTAAGTATATAGAAAAACTGGGCATTGATTATCTGTGTGATTCTGGAACTGAATACGAAGGCTATAAGATATGGGGGTCGCCTTGGACGCGGTGGTTTCATGGTGTAAATCCGGATTGCACAGCTTTTATGCTTCGAAGTGAGTTTGATTTGGTAGATAAGTTCGAGAAAATTCCATATAACACAGACATATTGATAAGCCATGGGCCATGTTATATGCGGTTAGATAGAACAATATATGGGGATTACGCTGGCTGTGAGGCGCTTAGACGGCAGGTAGACTATCTCCGCGGCAACAAACTAAAGTATCATTTCCATGGGCACATACACGAGGCTTATGGGGAGCATGAGGAAGGTGGCTTGAAGACCTATAACGTGGCAAGAATGGATCGAAGTTACAGACCAGTAAACAGGATACTAAACATAGAAATAGAGGATAAGTATGTCAAAAGAGAAGAAAAAGTGGATTCAAGGGGCGATTAAGAAGCCGGGGGCATTGCATAAGGAGCTTGGCGTGCCGGAGGGGAAGAAGATCCCTGAGAAGAAGTTAGAAGCTGCGGCACATAAACCGGGGAAAGAAGGCCAGAGAGCGCGTTTGGCTGAAACATTAAAAGGTATGAAAAAATAGGAGAAAAAATGGACAAATTGATTAATAAAGTCGACAAAGATATTGACAAAGCAAAGAAAGATAATGCAGTATTGAAGAAAGCCGATAAAGTCATGGATAAGAAAGTCGAAAAGATGGACAAGAAGTGCAAGTGTTAGGCTTATAAACTGTATTTCAAGGAGACACCTATGTTTTTAAGATATTTATTGTTTTGCCTATTGTGTATAAGTCCCTTGTGTGCTAAACATGCGAATAATGACCGGGTATATGTAGACGAGGAGCAGATTGGTTATACTAAAGATGCCTTTTACATACATTTGGGTCATAATGTTTGGGTACATACTGATCAGCTATATAGAGACGGCAGCGGAATATATATATACGAAAACAGCTTAGCGAAAACGGTTAAGCCGGCCAAGGAAGTGGGTTACCAGAAAGAATGGAAGTGCCCATATTGTTATAACTACTGGCCGATAGGTGTCCCTTGTCAGAATGTAGATTGTCCCTCAAAATATATGGTAATGCTGGATTAGCTAAGTGGGAAAGCAGCACCCCTCACCCGGGAGCTATGCGTAGGTTCGATTCCTGCATCCGGCCCTTTTGGCACAAGAATTGGTCTGTCTAGCCATAGATGGAATCCAAGGTAAGTCCAACGACAGGTCCCCCACTAAAAGTCGTTAAATACGTGGGATTTTTTACGAAGAAGTAACTCAGTTGGTAGAGGGGCGATGAGCACTGGTTCTGGTTTCCGGGGCCTGGTAGTGTTTTCATGCGGTGTCGGGGGTTCAAGTCCCTCCTTCTTCATTATGGGGATGTGTTGTAATGGTAGCTAGTGGTCTTTGCAAGGCTGAAGTGTAGGTTCGATTCCTGCCGTCTCCAAATGCTCTTTTAGGTTAATGGTAGACCTTCTGTTTTGTACTCAGAGTGTGGGGGTTCGATTCCTTCAAAGAGCATCTCTTGCATAATAATCCTCTTTGAGGTGACCGATTGTTTAGTCGTAGGTAACTAAGCAGTCGGTTTTTTTTTGTCGAATTTTTCTTAAAAGTTGTATCAAATTAAAGTTTTAGTTATTTAGAAGATTCTTTAACCAAGGATTTTCAATGGCTACGATTACGATACCTTATGGCTACGAGCCGAGACATTATCAAGAAAAAGTTTTACAGGCGCTAGATGATGGCTGCCGGAACGTATGCTGGGTGGTGCATCGCCGGGGAGGTAAGGATACAACGATGTGGAACTATATGATCAAGCGTGCCTATCTAGAGCCGGGGACGTATTATTATTTCCTGCCGTCATTTGCCCAGGCTAAGCGAGTTATCTGGGATGGCATGACTAACGACGGTAAAAGGATGCTAGATTATATTCCAAAGGCAGTTATAGATGGGAACCCAAATAACACAGAGATGAAGATTTGGATCAATGGTGCCAATGGTCAATCTCTTATACAGCTTATAGGTGCGGATAGTTACGATGCGATTATGGGCACGAACCCTAGAGGCGTAGTATTCTCTGAGTGGTCTCTTATGGACCCTATGGCTTATGAGTTTATCAAACCTATTTTGGCGGCGAATGGAGGCTGGGCAGCATTTATTTATACTCCGAGAGGTGCGAACCATGGTAAAGAGCTTGCCGAGATTGCCAGAAGAAACCCAGACGAGTGGTTTTTCGAAATACTTACTGTAAAAGATACCGGAGTACTTTCTGTTGAGCAGGTTGAAGCCGAGCGTAGAAAGGGCATGCCGGAAGACATGATACAGCAGGAATTCTATTGTAACTTTAACAGGGGTCAAGAAGGTTCGTATTATGGCAGGCAAATGGATGATCTCCGCAAGAAATCTCAGGTGTGCCATGTGCCTTTTGACCCAGCGATGCCAATACGCACCTACTGGGATTTGGGTATCGGCGACAGCACTGCCATTTGGTTTGCGCAATTTGTCGGGAAAGAAATTCATCTTATCAACTATTATGAAAATTCCGGTGAAGGATTAGCTCACTATGCACGAGTCTTGGATGATTTTCGTCGAGAAACTGGATGTGTATACGATCTTCATGTAGCGCCGCATGACATACAAGCTCGTGAGTTGACAACAGGGAAGACAAGGCTTGAGACAGCGAGGCGGCTAGGTTTGAACTTTCGGGTTGCTCCAAGGCTTTCGCTAGAATCTGGCATAGAAGCTGTGCGAATGATACTCTCTCGTTGCTGGTTTGATGAGAAGAGGTGTGAGCATGGGTTAAAGTGTCTGATGAATTATCGCAAGAGCTACAACGAGAAGTTTCGGGTGTACGGAGACAAACCTTTCCATGATTACACGAGTCACGGCGCAGATGCTTTTCGATATTTGGCAATAACTGAATCAGACTTTCGACCGGACATGGGTGTCGATGATTCTCAGTATGGACTGATGAAGGATCGCTGGGGTTGGAAGGTCTAGAGTCGAGCACATCGTTAATGTAAGAACAAATGAGGTCTTTTAGCGTTATGTTTTCATCTTCAAATGTTTTAGGTCGTTTATCTCCAGAGGTATACGAATTTCGATTAGCTCCTGCGGGGGTGTCTGAATTAATCATGGTTTCTCCTTGTCTTAGTTGTATATTTGTTTTTACTTCGCATAATCAGGTCTGGTCACCTCAAGTATGCGATGGCGTTCTTGATATCTTGCTCAAAATCAGGGGAGTTTAGCGAAATCGTGCTTATATATCCATCATTAATTATGCATATGGTATTGTTTTCAAATAAAGTTTTTTCGTTGGCTTTTGAAATTTTGGACAAATCTACGTTCAATATTTTTTTACTAGTATAGGTTCTTACTTCAATAACGTCATTTTTGGATTCATTTAATGATTTATTGTATTCTTTGGCTAGCTCGATGTTTCTGAATGGTCTTAATTCTTCTTTATTTGGCTTTGGTTGAGTTATCTTGTCGGGGTCATCCCATTGCTCCGGATTATTCAAGATATTCAAAAGAAGGCCCATTAGCGTCTTTTTTATAGTTTGCGTCTCTGATATCTTTAATGCGCGAAGGACTTGTTCCCGGGAAAAATCTTTGCTGAGACGTTTTTTTTCTTTTGGGGAGAGATTGGTGCCTTCTAAAAAATCATATGAAGAGAAATCCTCCTCCTCCGAGCGAAGCGATACTGTAGAAGACTTGTCCGGCAACGGCTCTTTCGATGGAGGAGTTAGAGGAGG